TCGCGCACGCCAAGGGCGACCCGAACCGCCTCAACGGCGCAGGGACGAGGGACTGATGAAGATCCAGGTCGAGACCGCCCTCCCCAACGAGGCGAACGTGGTTCGTCTCGTTGGCGGAGAGGGGGTCACACTCACGGCCACCGAGCCTGCGGGCGACACGGCAGACCTCGTCGTCACCATCGACGCGGACGCCGAGACGGCGGAGTTGACCGCCATCACGGATCGGCTCACCGCCATCGAAGGCGACGGGTCTGCGAAGGTCAAGCGGATCACGTTCACCGAGACGGCCGGGGCTGGCATCTACACCGGACAGGTCACCATCCCTGCCGGTGGAGTCATCCACTCCGTCGCCTGGGAGACCTCGGTCGCCTGGGGAGCGGACACCACCGTCCTCGACGTCGGCTACACCGGCACGCTCACGGCGTACGGGAACGACATCGACATCGACGCCACGGGTGGCGATCAGGTCTTCGGCCTCGACACCGAGGATCCTGACGACTTCGCCGCCGGTACGGTGTTCAACGCCGTCGTGACCACGACGGGTGCTGGCACGACCGCTGGCCGCTCTGCGGTCACCCTGGTCTACAGCGTCCCGCCCACGGCCACCGCAGCGACGAAGGCGTAAGGTACAATCTCGGGATGAACCCCGAGAGAGTTGCCGTTGTGGGTTCCCGGAAGGGCGTCAACCTCGATCTCGTTCGCGAGTTCGTGCAGACGCTCTTCCGGGACAACCCCAGCGCCACCATCATCAGCGGTGGCGCAGTCGGAGTCGACATCACTGCCGAGCAGGCGTGGCTCGACCTCGGCGGGAAGGTCATCTCCTTCCGCACGTTCAAGGTCTCCCAGGACTCCTGGGGGATCGAGGAGTGGAGGCTCGGCGGAGGAGAGCCAGCCGTCATCCAGCACGTCATCCCGACCTTCGCGGATCCGAAGAGCGCGCTCTTCTTCCGCAACACCATGATCTCGGACGCGGCGGACGTCGTCGTGTCCTTCACCAACCAGTCCTTCTCCCCTGGCACGCGCTTCACGAAGGCGTACACGAAGGACAGGGGCCGCCCGGTCTACGAGATGGTCGCATGAAGATCCTGGTGACCTGGGAGCAGGGCGGGAAGTGGTACCCCATCGAGGACGTGAAGCCGCCCTACAAGGCGATCAGGTTCATCTACGGGGCCGCCGACGTCATCTGGGACTGCCTCTTGAGGAAGTTCCGATGAGGGGCCTCGCGATGGAGAGCGATCAGTTGTCGGAGTACATCCCGACCGACACGTTCCCCAACCGGATCGTCGCCCTGGTGGTCGACAAGACCTTCCCGCTCGAACGAGTGGTCACGGCGCTCAAGGACTGCCCGTGGGAGGACGTCATCTGGTGCTACCGCGACCGCGACACCGTCGCCGCAGTGGCCCTGGAGGAGTTGGGCATCGAGGGAGTCCGCGTCCCGCTCAACGGCCACTGGAAGGGCGAGAAGTACGATCTCCGCCGGAGCGTCCGCGAGTTCGAGATGATGTACGGATGCACCAACGTCCTCGTCTTCCGCAACTGCGCGTCCGACGTCTCGAAGCATTGGGAGGGTCGATACTCTCCCCGTGCCGCCATCACCATCATCGAGTACCAGCCCAAGGGGGGAAAGAAGAAGTGAGCATCCTCGACCGCCTCACCAAGAGGCTCCGGGAGCGGACGTCTCGGCCCCAGGCCGACATCGAGATCGAGGCCCCTCGCGGGGTCACGCTCAGCAAGGGTCTCCGCAAGAGGATCCAGCAGAGGGTCAACGGGTACGGCAAGCGGTGGGATCCCATCCCCGTCCTCGTCAAGAGCGAGGGGCGGCTGTTCTACTTCCGCTCCGACTGGGCCAAGAAGGAGAAGGCCCGTCGCCGCGCCGCCAACAAGACCGCCCGCCTCTCCCGCAGGGCCAACCGATGAGCGTCCACGCCGACGCTCAGGAGGCAGAGACCAGGGCCTTCCCCAACGGGCGCACGCCTGACGACGGATTCTGGTACGGATCCGGCACGGCCGCGCTGACACGGTACCCGGCGAACATCGTCGGGCGGCCGGGAAAGACGAGAGATGACAGACTCCCCACAGCCCAGAGACTCCGATGCAGTCGCGGCCCCCTCGGGGGCAGTGATTCGGATCGCAAGTAAGAGCGGGTTCGACCCGCGCGCACTCGCGAACGCCATCGCCCCCGACACCCTCCGTCGCACGCGCTACGCCGTGATCGAGGAGGAGGACGGGGACGGGCGCACTCTCTGGAAGCACCCGGCCTACCGCCCGAGCGCCTGATGCCCGGTCTCCCCGACATCCAGGCGAAGTTGAACGCGATGGTGGTCAAGCAGGCGGACATGGAGGCCCAGTTGGCGCTCCTGACCGACAACCTGGAGGCGATTGCTCTGGCCTCGTCCAACGGCGCGAGCGTGCCGCAGTTGATCGACCTGACGGACGCGCTCACCGGGAACGTCAACACCCTGATCGACTCTCTCAAGGACTGGGGCGAGGGCGCGGTCTCGCGCACCTACGTCCCGCCGACCCTTCCCCCGCCGATCCCCTGATGCTACTCGCATCGGGTCTCTCAGCCGCCGAGCGCGCGGTTCTCGAAGACGTGCGCTTGCAGCACGTCTACGACGCCGCCAAGACGGATCCCAAGGCGCTCATCGCTGAGTTGCGCGGGTTCGACCCCACCGCCCAGGAGTGGTTCGGCTTCACGATGTACCGCCCCGGCGAGGATCCCTTCTGGCCCTACGAGGAACCGCGCGGGTACTGGCCGCACCCGGAGAGCGACGGGTGGGTCTGGCAGGCCGAGATCGTGGACTGGTGGCACGACCCCGTGCTGCGGAAGTTCCTCATCCTCAAGGCCCGCCAGTTGGGCATCACATGGCTCGCCGTCGCGTACGGCATCTGGCTCATGCTCTTCCGCCCCGGTGCTGCGGTCGTGTGCTACTCGTACGACGAGGAGCAGGCCAAGAAGTTGATCCAGCGCGCGTGGCTGATGTTCCAGAGCCTCCCCCCCTTCTTCACCGAGCAGTTCTCCGTCGTCACGCCCCAGAAGAGCGACCTCCCGAGTGAGTTCATCCGACTGAGGCATAAGAACACTGGAGTGTTGTCGACCATGCAGGCCCTCCCTGCCACCAAGAAGGCAGGGCACGGTGACACGGTCACCTGGGGGATCATGGACGAGGTCGCGCGGATGGACTACGCCCGCGAGATCTACACCGCGATCAACCCGGCGACCTCGCGCGGCGGACGCCTCGCCCTGATCTCCACGGCGAACGGCGTCTCGAACGCCGACACCGGCACCGGCAACTTCTTCCACCACCTGTACGACACCAAGGAGGAGAAGGGGATCTCGTTCAAGTTCCTCCCCTGGCACCTCCACCCCGAGCGCGGGGATCACGGAGACCAGGGACGCCGCCCGCTCGTCGAAGGGCCTGGGCGCGACTCCGAGTGGTACCAGCGCGAGGCGATGGCTCTCCCGACCGTGGAGCGGAACCAGCAGTACCCGCTCAACGAGGTCGACGCCTTCATGCTCTCAGGCTCCACGTTCTTCGAGGCCGACGACCTCCAGCACTACCGGAGGAACATCCTCAAGCCCCTCTTCCGTGGCATCTGGGAGTTCCCGACCACCCGCAAGGCCAACCTCCACATCGGAGACGCCCTCCCGCTCTACGTCTACGCAGAGCCGGAGAAGAGCGGGACGTACGTGATCGGGGTGGACGTCGCGAGCGGCACCGGGGCAGACCGCTCCGTGGCGAGCATTAGAGATGCTCGAAACGGGCAGTTGGTGGCCCAGTTCCGGGGCAAGATCAGCCCGCAAGACCTGGGCGATCAGGTCTACTGGATCGGACGCTGGTACAACACCGCGAAGGTCGCGGTCGAGCGCCAGGGAGGTTGGGGAGATGCGGTCATAGCCAGACTTCGCGACGGATACTTGGGTCGCCCCGTGTACCCGAACCTCTACCGGCACACGGACACGACGAAGGGCAAGAGGCCGATCAAGGAGGACTACGGGATCTCCATGAACGTCTCGACCCGCCCGATGGTGCTGGCCGCCCTCTGGAAGCACATCCGCAACCGGACGGACGCCTACCTCCCGCACGACGAGGTGAGCGAGTTGGGCACCTTCGTCTACGCAGAGTCGCGACCCTCACCGAGGGCGCAGGACGGGTGCAACGATGACGTCGTGATGGCAGACGCCATCGCGGTCTTCATGCTCGAACGTCACAGCCCTGCAACGCAGGCACCCAGATCGAAGCCACGCAGGGGCTACCAGCCCCTCCCCACACGAACCTACTAGGAGCGGACATGAGCATGATGGACATGATGGGCCTCGGTGGAGGCGGTGATCCGATGGCCGGTGGCCCCCCGATGGGAGACCCCATGGCAGGCGGCCCCCCTCCCGGCCCTCCGGCTGGCGGCGGCGAGGACTCCGTGGCA